GGAACATAGTTTATTATACTATCATATGTTTATATTTTAGAGATTAATATCTTAAAGGTTCTTATTATTACATATAGAGTATATTGTGGGTCAATATTATTTCTATACTTATTGGCATTATTTGTAACATTTTTATGGTCAATTAAATAATGCGTGCACGTTCCACATCTGTTAGAGATTCGATCGTCATTTGGTTTCATTTGTTATACAATATAGGCTTTGTATAACTAGTTGTTCAATTCTTAATATATCCACCTGGAGTTATACGTATGTTGCTTTGCAACATAGTATCAGGTATCTTCTTCTTAAATTTGTCCATATACACACATTTTATTAGATGGTTTAAGATTAAGGCAGCTTCAGTATATAGATTACTTGGTTTTTGTGGTGTCATAACTAGCAATTCTAAAGCCAATGTACATTTCGTAGATGAAACAATTTAAGGTAAGAATTGGACATCTTGTCCTGATTATGTACTAGATTTTAAACTAGCAAAAAGGAAGGTTTATTAATTAGATGCAAGGATGTGTATGACATTTGCATTAGGCCTCATTTATGAAGTATTTCCTAGTACATAGAGTGTAGAAGCTTCTATAACGGATGAGACAGATCTAGAGTCTGTTGTAAAGTATATATAGTTTATAGGTTAATCAACTATATAAAAATTATAAGCTTTACATTTTAAGCCGTTAAGAAATTCTAGTTATAAAACTGATTTCGGAGATTAAAAAGTACATACTAAGAAAGGTAATCCGTTTAGTTAAGTAATATATAATAACAACATCATATGGTCTGAGTATTATGATGCTTTTGTAGGTAAAGCTTAACATCCTATCAGAAGAGCGGACGTAAAAATTTCTGAATCTTAGATGTTCATTGATTACATGATATAGCAAGATATCACAGTAACTACAGATCCTACATAAGATGCCATGATATTGTTATTTGACAGTCATGTATTTGTTAATCTTATACTTATTCAATAATGGAAAGATAGATTTAATCCAAAACAAGCACCTAACTAACATATTAATTAAGTTGCCAATGTTGTTATTGAATAAGAAAAAGAAAAAGTAGTGGAAGCTGTATAAGAAGAACATAAGCCTAATTACGATTCTTTTCCTTAGCTCATAAAGACCATAAAAGAAATGATTGATCAAGGATTAAATCCAATCATTTCTTTATCTGAGAGTTTTGTTGAACGTACTATGCTGAAAAATACAGTAGGACATATCAGATAATTAGATGATAATCTTGTTAATATAGAAATTGAGCATCATCAAATATAGTTACCTTGCATCTGGAATTTACCTTTTGATTATAATGTTCCAGAATTGAAATTTTAAGCTAGATTGGATGTTGCTTTTAACGCCTAATTAATTTCTTTATAAGAACCTGCTAAGTAAGAATATAAGAATTACATTAATAGAGAATATTATTTAGGGAAAGAGTATGATAGAACAATTCTTAGTATAGTTAAGGATCTTTTAATTTCTGTTCCATTAACAGCTGACAATATCTTAGCACAAAAACAACGTTTTATTGAGACTTTTTCAGGCTTAAGTTTCGATACTAATAATAAAATGGCAAGAGTATAAAATGACTTACTATATGAGTATGATAAGATAATAGATAATACTATGTCGTTTGCAATACATAATATCTATTAAGATAGAAAGAATATAGTAGAGATGATAGATAATCGACGATAATGGTTTAAGATTTTGGATAATTAATTTAAAATTATTACTAAATTCAATACTAAATTTATTCCAAAATCTTAAGAATCCATGATTGCTTTTATTATTAGAAAAATGGGACTAGAAGATACATATTGTTCTATTATCCTCCATTTCATGTGGTCATTTATGCCTTTGACAGAAGATGAAATCGCAGCAAAAATTTGTAGAGATTATAGAGGATTTAAATTACTAGCAAAAGATAAAGTATATGAGTTGTTGGAAGGTGCATATGCTTATGATTATCATCATCTATTTTAGCGAATATTAGTAATAACATACGGTTCATACAGCTATGTTCGTAAAATTTTCATCTCACAAAGATAATTATCTTAACAAATAGAAGGAATATTTGTTAATTTCGATAACGATTTATTGACTCACAATTAAAGAGAAGCAATGGCAATTCGTGCTTTTCTATAGAATAATGTAGATGAAAAGTTATTGGAATAAAGAGGTAAAGCTTTTGGAGTAATAACTACTGAATTTTATCATAAAGAAAATTTAGATGCCTATGATATTAGATAAGCTAATCCATATATTTTGAAAAGCATGAAATTTTATCATCCAAATACTAGAAAATTGATTACAGATAATTCACCAAGTAACATATACAACGTTTATAAATCGTGCTGTACATGTAATAAGAATTCCAGGAAGTTCTAATTAATTCCTGGTTATGAGTCATTGGGTTAGAACATAAATTTTGCTAGTTATGGAGTTTGTCCTTTAAATGCCATATCGGCCATTCTTGGTAGATAGGTGAGTAGCTTAGGAAGGGTTGATCCTAAATTTTTGGAAAGATTAACCACATTCATCTAGTAGCATAGATTCATACCAGATTTTATTAAGGCTGCTAAATGCCTTAATCCCTAGGAAATAACTTATGATAAGTACATTGAACATGTAAGATTAGTGGACAATAAAAAAGCAGATTTATATGTAAAAGGAAGATTTACTGCCATTACTAAGGGTATTAAGACCATACTAAGTTGTTTTCCGAAAGCAGGGGAATTTTTCCTGAAACATGTTAGGAGTGCAATTTCGAAATTATCCAATAGATCCAGAAATATATGTGGTCCATGTCCAACATTGTTAGGAGTAGCAAATCATATTAATTTTATTGGTTTAAAATGTCTGAAAAAAGTTTTTCCAGCTTATACTTCATATCTTAATAACGAACAATTAAAATAACGAATAGATTAAGAATGGAGAAGAATCGGTCAATATGGTAAGCCTTGTGCAGTAAGTTCAGATTTTAAGTCACATGATTCTAATTAACATTCAGAGTTAATAGAATTAATAGACAATGCATTATGGAGATAATTGCTGCCTGTTGTATGGAAACATTGTTCGTTACCGATGAGGATGTTTTAGCCTGTTTTACATCTCATAACCAATCTGGTGTCTGAATTAGAATATAGAACTAAGATAGGAAAATTCTTTAGACTTATTTTTAGAGTCACCATTTTGGGAACAGTAACATCTGGTCATCCTACGCGAACTACTTTCGGTAATACTTTGAGGGTGATATTGTATTATGAGTTCATTTTTTATGAATTAGGTATTGTACATTTTTCAATGTTTGTAGGTGGAGATGATTTTTATTGTATACTTACTAAGAAAGATGCAAAATTGCTACATAGATATTTGCATTTATATTTTTCAAAAGATTCTTTAGGTATACATGGTTTAGGTTAATCTACAAGGAAATTGAACATGTTAGGGGATAAGATAGATTTCTTATCAAAAATCGGATACGTTAAGCCATCTGGTGTTATGTTATGGAGAAATTTTTCAAGAATAGCCCATAAATAAGCTTTTTCGGATTCTAGACTGAAAGATACATATTTGCTGACAGTTTCAGCATTTTATTCCTTTTTACATTCAAATACATCATTAAAGTTTGTAAGAGATATATTGAAGAAGTTCTAGTCTTTTTAGAATGTCAAGATATAATGGTTTATTGATTTTTTCTAGAGCTTTAAATCTTCAAGAAATAAAACTCTTACTAAAATATTTAAAGAGGAATATTACAAAAATCCCGTTATTTAAAAAGAGAATAGATTTGAGTAACCATATTTTAATTACGTCACAACGGAAATAGGTGACATGGCTGGAATTGATAAACACGTGCTAAATGGCATGATGTAGGAGGTAGGAGACAATAAAAATAAATGGCTAGAGAATTATATGGCATCTGAGGATCATATAAGACCTGTCATTTCTAGGAATTCTGTATAGAGCTATGGTAGCATAGCAGGTAGGAGGTAGGATATAACATTTCTAACATGGCTATTCAGCACGTTAGTTTTGATCTTGTTGATATCTAGATCATGTAAAATGTTTACATTATTACAGAAAACGATAACACACACAACTCCTAGAATATGTTGGTTAATATTCCTCCCGTACAAGACGATTGTGCATTTTGTTCCAGCTAAACAATCTCAAGAAAATGCTACATTTAAATTTAGAATCTCGCCGTTTCGATGACGGCTTTGGTTGATGAACTCTCCGATGCCGTGAGTTCAAAATGCGCCGCGCCGCGTGAATAATAAGACTCTTTTGGTGCAAATAAAAACAAGAAATAGAAAAGAGTAGATAATTAATAGAATTAGAAGATTTAGTCTATTAATAAGAAAGTTAAGTAAATCGAAAATAAAGTCCTTCCCAAAGAGAGGAGGTTAGCTTAGTCTAATAAAGGTGAACACAGTTAATAAGTTACCAGATAGATGATAAAAGCTATTAAAAGAAAGGGAACACTTACACCTTTCATTAAGTCTGTGCTACTTCCATTTTAGTGCGCTCCAATGAAACCTGCTTATGATTATCCGTTAAATACAGCTATATTTGACTAGATATTAGAATATAATTTAACCACATCTACCTTTGGTGGTACTTATGGTATAGCTGCATAGATTTTACCTCATGCTTTTACTGAACCTGCTGCTTTTGGAAGTTTTGCTGTAGGTTAAGTAGGTGCAAATTTAAAATTCTTTGTTTAGTATAGTGATTAAACTGGAGCCGCAGCATCTGTTACTTAAAACAGTTCTTGTCCTTTAGTAGGATATTAAGGACTTAATAATGCAGCAGACGTCAGATTTACCTCTGCAAGATTGATTAGATTGGGGATTAGGTTAATACCAACTAGTGCAATGATATCTAGAGCTGGTCTGATATAAATGGTACAAATACCAGGAAAAGATGCTAATTTAAGATGGAATACCGCAGGTCCTGGAATTTCATCAACAACCATGCCCTTTCCAACTGCGTCCCAAATAAGAACCTATCCTACATCTTATGAAGCTTCTAATGCATCCAATGTCATTGCACACAATTATGCATGGGTGCCAACAGATTCGATTGATAACACATTCATGTAGTAATCCTTTGCCA